TTGGAGGTAGAAAAATGAGCAAAATGTTCGAGAATGGAGAAACAATTGACGAAAGACTCGACCGTATTGTTGACGAATACTGTGAGGGGGAATATTTAGGGGGCTTAAGGGGCTATGATTTGGAGTGGCTCGTATACAACGTTAATCAACTTAAAATAATTAAAGAGCAAAACAAACGCTATCGGGAAGCGTTGGAAGAGATAATGAAAATAGAAGAAAATCATGAGTGGAATTTATATGGATTAGCTTACGGAATAGCAGAAAGAACTTTATTTGAAGTGGAGGGTGAGGACTGAAAATGCTGATCAAAAAGACTCTAATATGTGAATGCAACAAAATCATTCGCAATAGAAAAACCGGAAAAATTGAATTGAAACACGAATGCAAATAAAAAAGACAGGATCGCTCCCGACTAGCCAATTTTATTATATCACATTTTGGGGGCGATCTAATGAAGAGGGCACAGATTAGTCTCAATGAGAATGCAGTTTATAGAGTTATAGATGGAAAAATAGAAAAAGTAGACGTTCCTGGAGAGGGATTTGGAAAACAGATAATTCATTGGCAAGACGGAAAACCGCTGAGGTATGAGATTAGTTATACAAAAAAATGAGGTGGTTTTGTGTGGTTAAAATCCTAGAACTATTTGGTGGGATTGGCGCACCTAGAAAAGCATTAATAAATCTAGGTGTAGACCACAAATCTATTGATTATGTAGAGTGGAATGAAAAAGCAGTCAGAACCTACAATGCGATGTTCGATAACGACTATAAACCACAGAATGTAATCGGATATACTTTGCAGCCGGATATTTTAATTCATGGTAGTCCTTGTCAAGATTTTTCAATTGCCGGGAAACAATACGGTGGAAACGTTGAAGACGGAACAAGATCAAGCTTAATGTTTGAAACTATTAAAATCATTGAGAATCTAGGAAAATGGCGCCCAAAAGTTGTAATTTGGGAGAACGTTAAAGGCGCACTATCGAAAAGGTTAGTCAGTGCATTTAATAGTTATTTGAATGATATGGAAAGATTGGGTTATACAAACAATTATGAGGTACTAGATGCACGTGACTTTGGAATACCACAGTTTCGCGAAAGAGTGTTTACAGTGTCTTTGCTAGGAAATAAAGTGTTTGATTTTAGTAGATTACGAAAAAGACCAATGCAATCGATTGATAATTTTTTAGAAAAAGATGTTGACGAAAAGTACATTATTACGCAACCTAGTATGCTATCGAAATTACCAGACAAAGAAGTGCCAGATACGTTTGGTGGTAGGCAGTTGCAAGAAATTACGGAATACGCATGGACGATCACTACAAAACAAATGAGGTGTCCCAATAGCGGAATAATTCGAGTTGATAAAGATCGTTGGAGATATTTAACGGAGCGTGAATGTTGGAGGTTGATGGGATTTGATGATGAAGATTTTGAAAATGCACACAAAGAACACCCTTCTCGTGATGGATTTTTAAACGGAACTCTTTATCATCAAGCAGGAAATAGCATTGTGGTTCAAGTATTAGAAGCTATCTTTGAAGTTATTTTAAATGAAGATTATGCAACAGACTTAATCGTTAGTTCGAATGGACAATTAGAGTTAGTTTATTAATTAAATAAGTCTATCGGAAAAACCGAGGACATCATTCAAGCATAGCGCTTGTTTGGTGTCCTTTTATCTTTGAAGGGGGATGCTGCTATGAGGTTTAAAACATTAAAGTTTGTTATCAGCAAATACAGAAAACCGAAGAAACAAGCAAAGCCGATTAAAAAAAGTCATTACGCACAGTTATTATTTGACGAGGGGGCTGGGTGGAATGAACAAAAAACAGATTGAAAATTTGATCTATCAATACCATTGGCGAAAAAAAGAAGTTAATAGATTGGAAAATATTCTTTGGGGACATGCAGGGTATTCTCGCTCTGTAGGTGTAGCGCAGTATGGAATTGAAGCCACATTACCGAAACCTAATACAAATCTTAAAAGCTATGCAGAATTAGAGGAAATGGACCAGAGGGAGCTTAGACAATATAAGCGTTTAGAAAAATTTAGAGCAATCGTTTACTTTATAGAGGGGTTGGAAAAACATTTAACCAACGACAAACATTTAATTATTTTTGACTGTATGCTAGAAGGAATGAGTTACCGATCTATTGCAGATCATTTGCAAATAAGTAGAAGCAAGTTTAATCCAATTAAAGATGAAATGTTAAACCAATTATGCCAAAAAATCCAAAAAGACCAAATAAACCATTATGTACACGATTTGATTTACCATAAATCCACAGGGTAACATATGAGGTAGGAACGGTGCGGTATATAGTTCCTAGTCATATATCTTCCTCCATATTCCTGTTTATTCCCATCAGCTAATGGCACCGGCTGATGGGAGATTTTAAATTAAATTCAATTTCACGTTAACTTATTCCCTCTATTGTTTTAGAATGGAAGTAGGAGGGGATAATATGAAATTCAAATCTAGTGGATTTGATGAGTTGATTAACAAATTTGACGATATGCAGGAAAGGGCAAAAGAGTTAAAGGAAAATCGAAATATTAGTTTCGAAGAATTGTTCGATAATTCATTTATGAAAAAATACACAAAAGCGACAGATATAAGTGAGTTTTTTAAAGAAAGTGGTTTCAAAATTGATGGCGTCGACGATTTCGATAAATTAGACCAAAACAAGTTAAATGATTGGGTGAGAAAGCATTCATCATTTAGCACGTGGAAGGATATGTTTGAAAAAGCGGTTCATGAATATATCCTAAAAGGTTTAGGGCTATAAACACAGGCACTCTTAACCGAGTGCTTTCTTCATGTTTAAAATACATAAATACATTTAGGGAGTGAGGTGTATGTAAATGGGTAAACGAAAAGGTGGTAGACGTGGAAAATATCATGAGTGGCTAACTGAGGAAGGTTTAATTAAATTAGAAGGTTGGGCTAGAGATGGCTTAACTGACGAACAGATCGCTCAAAACATAGGGATTAATCCTGCAACTTTGTATCGATGGAAGGATAGGTATTGCGAGATATGCGAGGCCTTAAAAAGAGGCAAGGAAGTTGTTGATCGACAAGTTGAAAATGCGCTGCTTAAACGTGCATTAGGTTATCGCTACGAAGAAATAACTTATGAATTTGGCGAAGAAGTTAAAAGAGTGACAAAAGAAGTTGTTCCAGACACGACAGCCCAAATCTTTTGGCTTAAAAACCGTAGACCAGATAGGTGGCGTGATCGACAAGATATTAACCACAGCGGAAGCATTGATTCTAACAATCCATTTGCAGACCTTACGACCGAGGAACTAAAGAAGTTGATTGAATGACAAGAGAAGAATACATCAAGCAACAAGCAAGGATAGAACTCGCTAAACGTGAGTTCTTTTATTTTTGCCATGCATTGACACCGAGCTTTTATAAGCCCGAACGGTCATTTTTACAAGACCTATGCCAACAAATGCAGGACTTTTACTATAGTGATGATGATGTACTAATTATTAACATGCCACCACGTCATGGAAAGTCATTCAGCGCTAGCCATTTTGCTCAATGGGTGTTTGGTATTAATCCAGCAGAAAAGATAATGACGGGATCCTACAACGAAACATTGTCAACTGTGTTTAGTAAACAAGTGCGAAACTCTATTCAAGAGATAAAAGCGCAGCCTGAGCAGATAGTTTATAGCGACATATTTCCCGAGACGAAAATAAAACGCGGGGATGCTGCTATGAATTTATGGTCTTTAGAGGGACAACACAATAACTATTTAGCAACAAGTCCAACTGGAACTGCTACTGGATTTGGTGCAACGTTGCTTATTATTGATGACTTGATTAAAAACGCAGAAGAGGCAAGCAATGATAATACACTCGAAAAGCATTGGGATTGGTTTACCAATACGATGTTATCACGTTTAGAAGATGGTGGAAAGATCATCATCATTATGACGAGATGGAGCACTAAAGACTTAGCGGGAAGAGCATTAGAGGAACTGCCTGCTATGGGCTTTAAGCTACGTCATGTGAATATGAAAGCATTACAAGATGATGGAACAATGCTTTGTGACGATATTTTAACCCGTGAAGCATACGAAATCCGCACAAAAGCTATGGGTGAGCATATAGCTAGAGCAAACTATCAACAAGAGCCAATTGATCAGAAAGGCAGATTATACAGTTCGTTTAAGACTTATTCGCAGGTTCCGGAGCAGTTTATGGGTATCTATGCATACTGCGATACCGCAGACCAGGGAGACGATTATTTATGTAATATCATTTGGGGCGTATATAACAAAGAAGCGTACGTCCTTGATGTTATTTATACAAAAGAGCCAATGGAAGTGACGGAAAAACAAGTTGCCCAGGCTTATCATCAATTTAAAGTGAATAGAGCAAGAATAGAATCAAACTCCGGTGGCCGTTCGTTTGCAAGGGCAGTCAGAAGGATACTAGAACAAGAGCTTAGAACAAACAGAACAGATGTGAGTTGGTTCCATCAATCTAAAAATAAAATCGCAAGGATTGTTTCAAATGCGCCATGGGTTATGAATCATATCTACTACCCGGAGAATTGGCGCGATAAATGGCCAGAATACTATAATGCAATGGTTTCTTTTCAAAGGGAAGGTAAAAACAAGCACGATGATGCGCCAGATGCAACAACAGGCGTAGCCGAGACAATGTATTTATTAGGCGCATAAAGGAGGTATAGAAATGGGGTGGTTTA